GAGAATTACTTAGCTGATGCAGAGTATGAAGCAGGCACTGTTTTAGTATTTGGTGGTGAACAAGAAATAACAACTACTATGTATAAAGCAGATAGAAAAGTTGCTGGTGTTGTTTCAACTAACCCAGCACACTTAATGAATAGTGATTTACACGGAGATTATGTTACAGCATTAGCACTACAGGGTAGAGTACCTTGTAAAGTAATTGGTGCTGTTGAGAAAGGTGATATAATTGTATCTAGTGCAATTCCAGGTTATGGTATGGTACAGAACGATCCACTAGTAGGAACTGTTATTGGTAAAGCAGTTGGAACTAAAGACGGAGATGAACCAGGGTTCGTTGAAGTTGTGGTAGGGAGAGTATAATGGCTATTCAAACAATTAATATAGGATCAAGTGCAAACAAAGGCGACGGTGATCCATTAAGAACAGCATTTACAAAAATTAATGCTAACTTTGCAGAACTAGCTGAAACAAATAATACAAGAGATATTAAAGGATCAGTATTTGGTGACGATAGTACGTTACTAGTTGATGCTGTTAATGGTATAATACCAGGTTACGTAAGTTTATCAACATTGAAATCAACGGTGGCGGCAAGTACTGACTTTGCTGATTTCAAATCAAGAATAGCGGCATTATAAGGAAAAGAATATGGCAAACAGAATACCACTCATAGTTGACAGAGACGATAGCAACAAACTAAAAGAATTACCAATAGGTGATAATTTAGACTTAACAGGCTCAGGTATTACTGGAGCAGGAATGATTTCTGCAACAGGACTTACACTTGCTGGAGTTAACTATAATCCTTTTAGTGGAAGTTGGAATGACTTAGCAGATAAACCTACTGTAGCCGCAACTACAACAGAATTGACAGAAGGTACTAATCAATACTTTACAAACGAAAGAGTTGATGACAGAGTAAATGCTATCCTTAGAGAAGGTAGCGGAATTGATATTACATACGATGACCTAAACGGAACTATTACTATTGCCGCAACAAGTGGCGGTGGTGGCGGTGCTGGAGGTAGTGGACTTGTTACTGATCTAACAGGACTAGCATCAAGTAACGTTCTTAAATGGAATACAACAGCAGGACAAGATAATAATGGAGCATGGGTTAATAGTTTTATTAATTACAGTGAAATTGTTGGTACACCTAGTTTAGCCGCAGTAGCTATAAACGGAAGTTACAATAGTTTATCAAACAGACCAGACTTAGTTAACGACATTAGTGATTTATCAGATGTTGATACACAAGGTACACCACCAACTCCAGGACAAGTATTAAAGTGGGATGGACTTAGATGGGCACCAGCTAACGATGCTACATCAGGTGGAGGTGGATTAAATGCTGACACACTTGATGGATTTGATAGTCCTTACTTTTTAGATTATAATAACTTAAACAACAGACCTACTTTGTTTGATGGTAACTTTAGTTCATTAGTTGGATTACCAACTACGCTATCGGGTTACGGCATTACTGATTCTATTAGTGCAAACCAAAGTTATACACAAAACGGCAGTGTAACATTTAACAGTGATACAGGAATAGTAGTTGGTACAAATAACAACATTAAGTTACGTGTAGACAATGCCGCAATTATTGAAAGCACAGTTAATGAACAAGATTTAGATATTAAAGTAACACCAATAACAGGTGTTGAAACAGCAATCAAAATTGATACAGGTACAAAGCGTGTTGGTATCTTTACTGCAACACCTTCACACAAACTTACAGTAGCAGGTGATGTTAATGCTACTTCGTTTATTGGTAGTGGTACAAGTTTAACAGGTATTACACTTAGTCAAATATTAGCAAGCGGATCAGAAGTAAGTGATAGTGTTAGCTTTGGTAATGTAACACCTTACGCTACTGCAACATATAACTTAGGTGCAAGTAATAATGTTTATTCAAATGCATATGCAACTAACTTTCATGGAAGCGGTGCTAACTTAACAAATATTCCGTTTAGTTCATTAACAGGTGTTAGTATTGATTACACAGGTAGTACAATTACTAACAAGCCTACTATTCCAACAAACAATAATCAGCTTACAAACGGCGCAGGATATCTAGCAGACCTATCAACAACTAGTATTACTACACTATCAGATGTAAGTATTAACAGTCCACAAGCAAACCAAGTTATAAAATATGTAGGTGGCATTTGGACTAACGCTACAGGCGGAGAGTCAGTTGGTAACTTTACATTTAGTACAAGTGTAATTGATACAGATGATTCAAGTGGTATTACAATTACTCCAGCAGTAACAATGAGCAGTGATCTTACTGTACAAAATGATATGACTGTAGCAGGAACATTACAAGCAGAAACATTTGAAGGAACAGGCACAGGTACTCCACAAATTACTAGTGCTGGATCAATTGAACTTGTTGCAGAAGATGCTGTTAAAGTAACACAAAGTCCATTTAGACTAGCATCGTTTACAACTGTAGAACGTAATGCTCTTACAGCAGTTAACGGAGACACTATATACAACACAACAACTAATAAGTTCCAAGGATATGCGAACGGCGGTTGGGTTGACTTACATTAAGGGGACACTACAATGAGTGAAAAAGAGTATATTGTAACTCTTAAAGAAGGTGTTGACTATGATGCATTTAATCAAGAAATGATTGCATCAACTGGTGCAGGAGATATTCCCGGACGTTCAGTACCAATAGCAGATGCAAGACCAGGATCTCAAAGAAACACACACTACATGTTGACTACTGACGAAGTAGAAACTTTAAAAAATGACAATAGAGTTTTAGATGTAGATCTTCCACCTGATCAGAATCCAAATATTGAAATTGGTATACAAGCAATACAAATAGCAGACTTTGATAAAACAACTTCTGACAGCGGAAACTATCGTGACTGGGGTAAAATTAGACACAGTTTCTTTGAACAACAATATGCAAGTAATTCTACAAATACTAATCGTACATTTTCAATGGACGGACAAGGTGTTGATGTTGTTATACAAGACAGTGGACTACAAGTTGATCATCCAGAATTTTTTATGGACGACACAACAGAATATGTTAGCACAGACATAGCCAGTGATAATACAAACAGTGAAATTTTCCCACAGTCAATGACAGTACACGGATTAAAAATTGTACAAGCAGGCGCAGTAGGAGGACAGTCAGCAGTTCCAGACGACTTTACACGTAAGGTTGGTCAAGTTGTAAAACTATTAATTGATCCTACAGGTACACATATTAACCTTACACATCAAAAAAGACTTATTGCAACATTAAAAGGTGATGCAGGAACGTTTCATGCAGGCTTTCCAACTGCACAAAGAGTTGGTAACAGTGCTGGATCAAGTTATGACCCTAACTGGTTACTAGATGAAAACATTGATAGTTATACAGGTTATCAAACATTTCTAAATTCACATATGACTAACGATATGGTATGGTATCAAAATGCTAGTGGTCCTCAACCAACTACACAAGATAGTGAAATTGAAGAAGTTATGGAACACTTGTTTCATACAATACATTTATTTGGATTGCCAGGCGCAACACCAGGAAGTGCCCAAGCATTAAATTGGGCCGCAACAAATTACGGAAATGACAGTTGGAAAACAACTGAACTACATCTAGCAATGAAGGAAGCAATTGACGCAGGTAAATTTGATCCTAGTGGTTATGCATCTAGTTGGGCAACAAATGCAGAGTATGCAGAACTTGCTTACAAGGAATATATGTATTTGCTTAACTGGGGTATGTGGAACATGAGTGAGTTTTGGAGTGGCGGAAGTCTTTCTCCTGAATGGACTGATGACATGCGTACACCTGCAGGTATTAGAACAAACAATCCACAAGGTTATCAACTGTTTAAAAAATATTTTATGCCTGTATTAAACAAGCCAAGTTTTACAACATTGAAAAGTATGTTCAAAGGAAACGATCAAGGTAGTTTAGAATATGTAGCAAGTAGTGGTGCAAACAGAGTACACTTAATTCACTGGGGAGACGAAAGCGGATTAGGTTTTACACAAGCTGGTAATCACTATAGAGACTATGACGGACACGGAACACATTGCGGAGGAACAGCAGTAGGTAAAAACTTTGGCTGGGGAACTAAAGCAAGAATCTTTTCTGTAAAGGTTAACGGATTAGAAGGCAGTGGCGATAGTGGAACTGGTATTAGTATTTCAAATGTATATGATTGTATTAAACAATGGCACAATAATAAAGAAGCAGATCCTATTACAGGACTAAAGCGTCCAACTGTTGTAAATGCTAGTTGGGGATATAGTAGTAGTATTGGTAATACCTTTAATAACATTACAAGTATAATATATAGAGGGACAACTTATAACGATGGTAACGATGGTAGTTTTGGTAACACAACACACATGAGAGATACTTATGGATTTTATCCATATTATGCCAGCGGATCTTATAGATATCCAGTAAGGGTTGCAAGTGTAGATACAGACGTAGACGAATGTATTTCAGCAGGCGTACACATTTGTATAGCGGCTGGTAACAATAGTTTCAAAGCAGATTTAAGTACTGGGCTTGATTATAATAACCTTGTATTTTCAAGTAACGGATCTAACAACTATTATCATAGAGGTAGTTCACCATTCAGCGACAATGCATTTATGGTAGGTTGCATGGACAGTACACCAGAAAATGAAGCAGGTAATGTAGAAAAGAAAACAGGATTTAGCACAACAGGGCCAGCAGTAAATATTTTTGCGGCAGGAGAGTATATTGTAAGTGCGTGTAGTACAACAAACAGATTTTCAGCGCCAAGTTATTTTGATAACAGTAGTTTCAGACAAACTAACATAAGCGGAACAAGTATGGCAAGTCCACAGGTATGCGGAGTAGCGGCATTATATGCACAAGCAAATCCTGAATTAACACCAGCACAACTACAAAATAAATTGAACAATGATTCAAAAGCAATTTTAAAAGACGAAAACAATCTTACTAACTACGGTGATACTACGGATATATGCGGTGCAGAGAATAGAATGTTGTTTAATAGATACAGTAAACAAAATCCATTTAGTAGTAATACTATAGGACTGAAGAAGCGATAAATATAGTATAGGAGACTTACATGGCAATACAAACTATCAATATTGGAACTATTGCAAACGACGGTACAGGTGATGATCTACGTGAAGCGTTTGTAAAAGTAAACAGTAACTTTACAGAACTTAATGCTAGAAGTGGTGAATCAACTACTGTTGCTAACTTAGGCAGTGCTGGCGAAGGTGTGTTTGGTCAAATAAGTGGAACTGAACTACAGTTTAAAAAGATTATAGCAGGCACAGCAATAACACTTGCGGCTGATGCTAACGCTATTACAATTAATAGTACATCAACAGGACTTCCTAGTGTACAAGTATTTGCAGACAATAATAATATTACACTAGATTCTAACGGTAATGCATTAACACTTGCAGGCGGTGGAACTACTACAACAAATTTAAGCGGAACTACACTTACAATTAGCAGTGTAACTTCTGTACAGACTGATACAGATCCTAAACTTACAGCGACACTAAACGCACAGACAAATAACATTACTAACGTAGGTAACATGACTGGTAATGTACACGGTCTCGATATAAGAACATTTGATGGATTACAGCAATATCTAACATTAGATATGGGCGAAGCAGTTCCTACAGTGTTTACTAGTACATTAGAATATCTAGCACATAATTTAGCAATTGATTACGATAACGGAACTGAAACGTTTACAGCATCAACGGCAGTCGAAGCAGATATGGGAACGCTATAGGGAGTTTTGCATGGCGCAATTATGGACTGTTAATCCAGGGCACAACTTAGGTACATATCAAGAAAGTATTACGCAAACTATTGCGTTACCAATTACAACTGGTTGTACTCTTTCGCTTATTAGCGGAAAGTTACCAGGTGGATTAAGAATCTCTGGTGATAACTTATTAGGCACCCCTTTTGAAGTAAACAGATTAAAAACATTTAGATTTGTTATTCGTGCAGTAAAAGGTAATGACAAAGAAGATATAACATTACAAATAACAATTGATGGTGCTGATGCTCCAGTTTGGGTTACAAGTGAAGGGCCTTTACCTATTGGGCCTAATAATAGATTTTATATACTAGATAGTAGTCCATTAGATTTTCAACTACAAGTTATTGATCCTGACTTACCAGCAGGCGATACTATTGAATATTTTATTGCTGATAACGATGGCGAACTACCTCCAGGGATTACACTAGGAAGAACAACAGGTAAACTTACTGGAGTAGTTGATCCAATATTAGCATTAGAAAAAAGATCATCAAGTGGCTACTTTGATAGTAATGTATACGGATCTTTTCCATTCGACTTTGGCGTAAAAAGTGCAAACGGTTTTGAAAGCTATTACTACGATACAACATTTTATGACTATGCTGTTCCTACTAGAAGCCCAAAAAAATTAAATAGATACTACGAATTTACTGTAAGTGCTAGTGACAACATTGTAATTGCTAAACGTAAATTTCAAATCTATCTTGTAGGAGATGACTTCCTAAGATCAGATAACACAATTATGCAACTTGCTACTGGGTTATTTACAGCAGACAATACGTATCTAAGAGCTCCTGTTTGGTTAACACCGAGCGACTTAGGATATCGTAGAGCAAACAACTATGTAACATTATTCCTTGACGTTTACGATCCTACTAGTAATACAGGTATTATTAGTTTTACAGTTAAAGATTCTAATGCAGACGGTAGTGCAAGTACATTACCACCAGGTATGTCTATTGATAGTACTTCAGGAGAAATTGCAGGACGTATTCCTTATCAACCAGCAGTTACTACAGAATATAAATTTACTATTGAAGCCTTAAGACAAATTGGATCTAAAGAAACTACATCTACAGAATCACTTGCAAATAATATCGGAGTTGGAGAAACTTGGAGTGGTGCAGATAATGTAGCATTTAGTGACTTTGCTGATAGTTTGTTTAACGGGTTAGGAGCAACAGGTTGGATTGTATTCAACGAAGTTCCTGTAACACAAGCAGACTCAGGTGATAACAAAAGTTATAAAGCAATTAATATTATTGACAAGTCAGTATGGACTATAGAAAATGGCAGAGTAACATCTACAGCAACCGACAAAGCAGATACAAAAATTGAAGTAGGTAGTGTTGATTACTTAAGAGGATCGTTTTTAGGAACTATTGCAAACGTAGGTTACAAAACTTATGATGCATTTGGAGCAACTGTTGCAAATAAAGTTGTTACTATGTCGTTTTATAGTTTTACTAAAAGAACAACATCATTGTTTAATCCAACAGTAGCTAAAGATAAAGAATTTACAGTTAAACTATTAGGCGAAGTTGAAAGTGCTATTACATGGAATACTTTAGCCACACTAGGAAACTTAAGAGCTAACTTTGTTAGTACACTAAATGTTAGTGCAACAAGTAGTGTACCTAATGCTGTTGTGTTATATACTTTAGACTCTGGGAAACTACCTCCAGGACTGACACTTGCTATTGATGGGCAGTTACAAGGTAAAGTAAATCAGTTTGGTGAGCCAGGAAAGCCAGGACTTACTACTATTGACAAAGCTACAACACAAACAACATTTGACGGTGCAACAACTACTATTGACAGAAGTTATGTATTCACTATAAAAGCACAAGATCAATTTCAGTTTAGTGCAACAACAAGAACATTTACAATTACAACAACTGATCCAGATGATACTCTTTATAGTAGTGTATCGATGGTTCCTTTATTAAAACAAGCACAACGTAATACATTTAGAAACTTTATATCAGATCCTACTATTTTTACACCAGCAAGTATTTACAGACCAAACGACGATAGTTTTGGATTACAGCCTCAAATTAAAATGTTAGCGTATGCAGGTATTGAAACTAAGAGTATAGGAGAATTTGTTGCGGCAGTAGCTAAGAATCATAAAAGAAAAAAGTATAGACTTGGGGCTGTTAAAAAAGCAGTAGCTAAGAATCCAGGAAGTAATAGTTCTGTATACGAAGTAATATATGTAGATGTAATTGACCCTGCAGAACCTGACGTAGGTAAAGGAAAAACAAAGACTGATTTTACTATTCAAACAAACAATGAAGTTACAGTAGATCAAATTCAGTACTCTGTTACAGATGATAATACTGGTGTAGGTACAGGACAAGGATTTTTTGACTTAGGACTACGAGGTGGTGATGGACTTAGTCCTGCTAATACAGGAACAATTTCTTTTTATACTAGAATAGGACCTGTATCATTTGCTTCAGGTGGTAGTATTACAGTTGAACTACAAGATGGTACAACTATTAGCAGTCAAAGCATTGATGATAGTATTAGTTCAGATCCATTAAGATTGCGTCCAATAACAAATACTATAAAAATTGATAGTGATGCTATAAAAATTAGTGACAGTAATGACCAAAGAAAGTATATTAGTAACATTACTAATATGAGAGATAGAATAAGAGCTATTGGTAAAAATCTTAGAGAGTTTTACCCTTTGTGGATGCGTACTGCACAAACAGCAGGACAAGCAGAACTAGGCTTTAAACTAGCAATACCACTATGTTACTGTAGACCAGGTGAAGCTGATAGTATAATACTTAACATTAACAATAGTAATTTTAACTTTAAACAACTAGATATTGAAATTGAAAGATACAATATCGACAGTACAGATGGTAATAGTAACGAGCAGTATGTTCCGTTCGCAAACTACCAGTTCAATGTATAATGCTGATAAATAATAGCAACGAGAGGATAAACTATGGCAAGTAATATTAGTGATACAGGAATTAACAGTGATTTTCCTATAGCGGGACAAGATAATGACTCGCAGGGATTTCGTGATAATTTCACAACAATTAAGGCAAACTTTGTAGCGGCAAAAACAGAAATTGAATCAATACAAACTAACGGTGCAGTAAAGAATGCAGATAATAATTTCTTAGGAAATACAATTAATAGTGCAAACTTTCAAAATACTACTGAAACAGGATATATTGCAGGCGCAACAATTAATACTAGTCAAAATGTTAACCTTGACAACGGTGCTTATCAAGAGTTTACAGTAGGTGCAGATATTACGCTTACTTTATCTAACTGGTCAAGTACACTAGCAAGAACAGGTAGAGTACGGTTACACATTAAAAGTGATCTGGCGGCAGGTAGTGCTACTAATAGAACTATTACATTTGCAAGTAATGCAGGTGGCGGAACTATTAAAACAAACACTAACTGGCCAACTAGTGATCTTACAGCAGTAATTGGAGCTCCAGCTGGTGCTTCAACATATTATGCTTTTGAATTTGTAAGTTATGATAGTGGTGCAACTGTTTGGGCTGAATATTTAGGCGACTATCAGTAAGATGCATCCGTTTGCAGAAGATACATCAGATATGACCGTATCGCAACTATACGATAAGGTTACAGAACTAACTTCAAAATATTTTGCAACCAATAATCCTCAGGTTCAACAACAAATTACAACGTTTATTGAATACTACAAGCAAGAAGCTCTTGTAAAAGAAGCCAAAATCCGACTTCAAGACAAAGAAAATCAACAAAATGGCGATTTAGATCTTGACAAACTGATTAATATCAGTTAAAATACATGTATGCTTATGAAAACAGACTCACTCGGTATTCCGAGATTTAATAACAAAGACCTTGTCGATATGATTTATAGTGGAAACGCTGATAAGTGTCATGTAGTTCTCTGTGATGCATCTGATGATGTAGAACAATTTAATGAGGCTATGGAAGAACAAGGCCTTAATAAACTACAAAAATATATTCCCTTAGATGTAGATCAAAAGACTTTTGATGGAGTATGTCAAGGTGAATGGTTTATGCCTGACAAATATAAAGACATTAATGTTTATGAATATGTATTAGGTAAAGCACATACGCCATGTCCAAAACATGTACAAGATCGTATATGGGAAGAAATGGAACAATACAAGCAACGTGATATGCACAACTTATTACGTTACATGATCTACTTAGTAGACTTTATGCGTGAAAACAATATTGTATGGGGTGTAGGTAGAGGATCAAGTGTAGCAAGTTATGTGTTATATTTAATTGGTGTACATAAAATAGATTCAATCCAGTTTGACCTGGATTGGAGAGAGTTCTTGAGATAAGTAAGTATATAACCAGGAGAAGAAGATGGCAGTAAAACAAACAGGTCGAAAACAATACAGATCAATGCAGGGTAAACCTGTTGATATGGATTTGTTAAGACAAAGAAACGAACTAACACCAGCAGTTGGTAACGTTCGTGTTAATGCTAGAGGCGACGAACTAGGCGCTGGCGGAAAGATTATTAAAAAGCGTGAAGACGTTTTACGTGATTTTTATGAAGATAATGTTGAGCCTACACAGTTTGAAGCATCTGAAAAAGCACCAGTAGTAGAAGAGCCAGTAGTTGAAGCAACAGAAGTTGAAGCACCTAAGGCACGTTCTACTAAAGCAAAAGTAGGCCAAACAAAAGCTGAAGCAAAAGAAGAAGCTGATGAATGGGTAGAAGACGCAGACGGCAACTTTGTAAAAAGAGGTGACTAATGTCAATTGATTATCAAGCAATGGCCCAAGGCCGAAAAGGTATTCAAGGAAAGATTGAGGCAGAAAGTATTCGTCCAATTAGAAATAGAGTACTAGTACATAATATGCACTTTGGCGAACAAACTACTAAAGGTGGAATTATTATTAGAAGTGACGACGGTGAAACTAGAGGCATTTATCCACGTTGGGGACAAGTATATGCTAAAGGTCCAGAGAACAAAGATCCATACGAAGAAGGACATTGGATTTTAATCGAACATGGACGTTGGACTAGAGGACTTGAACTTCATTTAGCAGGAGAACCTGTTACTATTAGAATGGTTGAAGCTGAGAGTATTATTGGGTGGAATGAAGAAGCGCCATCAAATGATTTACGCATTGGTGAAGAAATGGATCTAAGTGGAGACAAAGCAAGACCGGAAGACTTTACAAACGCCCACGGGCAAATGAATCAATAGAGAAAGTAAATAAATTGAAGAACGTAGACTTAAACAAGTATAAAGATTTCGTGCGAGAAGTTACTAGTGGTGAATCACTATCAAGTATGCAGATGTATAATCGTATAGTTGATATTGAAACAACTGAAAGTAAGATGGGCGTAAACATGTCATTGCTAATGACTGGTGCTATTGGCATTAGTGCAGAAGGTGGTGAGTTTATGGAAATTATTAAGAAGTGTGTATTCCAAGGTAAGCCTATGGATAAAGATACACAATATCATGCAATGCGTGAGCTTGGTGATATTATGTGGTACTGGATGAATAGTTGTACTGCATTAGGTATTGACCCAAATGATGTTATTGCTGAAAATGTTAAAAAATTAGAAAAGCGTTATCCGGGCGGATCATTCGATCCTTACTATTCAGAAAATAGACAAGAAGGCGACATCTAATTTGTTACCAATATTAACTGACGTAGACGGTGTACTTCTAGTATGGGAGGCATCCTTTAGTAAGTGGATGGCTTCTAAAGGCTACACTGTAAAAACTCCAAACGTATACAAACAATCAACACGCTACGGACTAGAACAAGACCTAGCAGATAAGTTAGTATGTCAATTTAACGAAAGTGCTTGGATGGGATATTTAGATCCCATGCCTGGTGCTGTTGATGCTGTTGAACGATTAGGTTTACGAGGTTATACTTTTAAATGTCTTACTAGTCAAAGCGAAGACAAGTATGCTGGTGACATTCGTAGATATAATCTAGCACAAGTGTTTGGTGACGAAGTAATTACAGACTGTACTTGTATTGCTACAGGTGCTGACAAAGATGACTACTTAAAACAATGGGAACCAGGACATTGGTGGATTGAAGATAAGCCTGAAAATGCTATTGCAGGACTTAAAGCAGGACACAAGCCTATTCTAATTACACACGAATACAACAAAGATTTTGAACATGAAGGTGTATTAAGAGCAGATACTTGGGAAGATATAATCAATATCATTATTAAGGTTGACAATTAGATAAAAGAATATATACTATTACAAAAAGCTATTATAGATAACACAACATAGGAGGTTACGATGGCAGTAAAAATCACAGCTGAAATCTCAGCGGAACAATTCGAAGAAAATTTTAATTTTAAGGAAGCAAGTGGACTATACAGTGATCCATTATTTAGACTTGTAGTAAACAAGTTTGGACGGTGTTACTGGTTACTTGCACACGATAACCTACAAGGGCCTCGATTTAGCGGAAACAACGTATATTATCAAGGCAACAACTCAAGGTTAATCAGAACAATATATCCTAATGCTAAACGTATTATTGATGTTGGTGCTAATGTAGGCAACAATACTATTGCGTATGGCGAATGGGCAGAGAACGTAGAGTCCTTTGAACCTACACCAACTACCCTTAAAATGCTACGTGCAAATATTGAAATTGCAAAACAGCAAAAACTAAAAGGTGTGTATTGGAAAGGTACAGATCAAGAAGGCGATATGTATCGAGATGAAGATGCAAAAGCAGGTTGGTACATACACAAAGGTATACATCAAAGTATGAACATTACTGCAAACATTACAGTACATGAAGTTGCCGCAACCAATCGTAATGAAGGTACTATTGATATTTTAGATCATACTGATCACGGAGGGCATAATCATGTTGTATTAGATAGTGATAATGTTAAACTACGTGATAGTCAAAACTTAGTACCTGTACCAGCACGTACTATCGACAGTTATAATTTTAAAGATGTAGACTGTATCAAAATTGATGTTGAAGGTAGTGAGCTATTAGTTATGCAAGGTGCAAAAGATACAATCGATAGATGTCGTCCTAGCGTACAAGTTGAGATTGTGCCTAAGCAATGCACATTGTTTGGATACGAACCACAAGACTTATATGACTTCTTTGCAGAACGTGATTATGTATGTGTAAGTGCAGTTCGTAGGCCGATGAACAAAGAACAAAGAGATTTGCATTGGGGTAAGAACATTGGTATGAAACATTTACAAATCAAAAAGTATATGGATAGACTATTTGTACCACGTGAAGTACATGAAGCAACTGATTATGGAACTATGGCGCAAGCAAACATAGATCCTAATGCGGCAAGTTTATTTGATTTTGGTTAAATTAACTGTTGACATTAGAACAATATTATAGTATACTGTATAAACAATGAAGCAAAAAGTCAGTAATGATGAGCTTATTGTAAAATAGGGAACATAGAAACGTTCCAATAATTTAACAGTCGAGGAGACAAACTATGAAAGAGCCATACGTAAGCCTATTTAATTATGTAGACAACTGGAAAAAATCAATTATAAACGGGTACGCAGACAGCATACAATCTGCTTATGGAGAAGACTTATCAATCTTCTTTGGTCCAAAAGAAGAACGGACACCTATCAAATTTTTAGAGCCTGAAGACTACCAACGAAAATTACAATTAATCAAACGTGCAACACTACCTAAGTTAAATGTAAGTAAAGGTGCTCTTAATTTAGAGTCAATGGGTACAGTAGACTTTGTTACTGCTTTTAAAATGGCACTAGATGCACTTAATGCAATTAATGACCCTGAAACAGGTAAGCCTGTATTATACGGCGTACAACTACAATCATATAATTTAGACGAAGCAGTAATGAATGGACTTGCTGTAGATCAAAGTCTTGTTGCTATGAACATGAAAGCACAACGAGTAATTTACTTGTGGCGTATGTTTGAGATTGCAATGAACTTTGATAGCAGTCTTGTATTTGGTGCTAAAGGACGTTATGCCGCAGACGAAGAACGTGTATTCTTAAATGATGGTATGCAGGGTTCAATGGCACTAGCACTACACGGAGTAAAGACTCTTATTGTAGGCTTTAGTATGAAAGATATGCCATACATTGACTTCAATCAGTTCTTGGCTTGTAATGCAGATGTTGTTCCTATTACAGACTACGACTTTGTAAAAGTTCGTAACAACAGAGCAAGAGCAATGCTTCAAGCAGGACTTGATGTAAAACTAGAAGATCAACCAGCATACAATCTTATGCGAGTTTTTGATAACGTTAATATTACACCTGTACCTGAAAGTGCAACACCCGGTGCTGGCGAAACAAAGCATACTGCTCATATGCAAAAACACTTCAAAGAGTTTTGTAAAGACAATTACTCAAATAGGTTTGCATTTGAAATGGCGTTAAAGTGTGTACGCAATGCTTGGCACTTTACAGCAATTGATCATGCACCAGTATGGGGTTTGACAGAGCTGTTTACACAGATGCCTAAGAAGGCAGTAACAGATGACTTGTTAATTAAGATCGGACAAGTTATGAGTGAACGTTGGAGTTCAAGTAGTAGAGTATGGACTGATGTACTTAAAGGTATCAGAACACAATATCCTGAGAAAACAAAATCAGGCAAATATACAGAGTGGAAAGATCATCGTTTTACATCAGGATCAAATCGTGGACTAATGATTGCCGCGGCAATTAAATCACTTATTGATAACCGTGAAGCACATATACAATTACAGCCTGGTAAACAAAAAGGTTATGATTTAAGTATTCCTACTATTACAAAAGGCGGTTCTGACTTTACAATTGATGTACCTTATGTATATACAGATACTAATGGTAATGTTGCAGAGTACACAAGTATTATTGATGTAGATATGTTTAACAACAAATCACAAAAACAAGAAGATGATAAGTTTGCGGAGTTTATGTAAATGGCAGACTTAATAAAAATTAGAGAAGAGGGCCTTCGGGCTCTCTCCTCACGTAAGTTTCATTCTCAAGATGATGCTAGTACATATGCAACATTTTTTGAAATGTTTAAGAAGTCTACAAAACAAGATCAGTTTTTAAAACTTATTTGGGCTCACACAGTTAAGTGGGAAGGCGATCCATTTGCTCTTGCAAAAATTGCACCTGACTATTGTCCTATTTTTCATACACCGTTAGACTACGGGCGTGGGAGAAATAAAGTAACAAATCCAAACATTGATAACTATGACGGATTCTTTCAACCTACTGTAGATCATAAACTTGCTAGATCGCTAGGAGGAAAAGATGAAATTAGTAACTATGTTATTGTAAGCCGTAAAGCAAACCAATTTAAAAGCGATATGGGATCTAAAGAAGAATTGGATACATTTTACAAAGGAATGGTTGACATTTACTATAGTTAATGTTACAATAAAACAATGAGGAGTACAATATGAAATTTCCAAAACCGCAAAGCAGTGGTATCGGTACTACTGGTGTAGCAGGAGTTACACTTATGGTATTACATACTACAGGATATATTACAGGATGGGCTTGGCCTATACTATACGTTATACTTATAATGAGTGCAATGGGTCAAGAGAACAGGAAAGGCTAACATGGCTATACATGGAATGATTGATTTAGAAACACTAGGCGTTGAGCCTGATAGTGTTATAATCACTTTAGGTGCAGTTAAGTTTGATCCGTTTAGTGATGCAGAACCTAATCACGGATTGTACCTACGTTGTGATGTAGAAGAACAATCAGAAAAGTATGGTCGTAGCATTGATGATAACACACTAGAATGGTGGAGTAAACAAAAGCAAGAAATCCAAGACGAAGCCTTTGGAGATCATGAGCGAGTAAATATGGATAGCTTAACAAAGCAACTCAACAAATGGTGTGTTGGAGTTGACTATCTATGGTGTCAAGGTCCGTTATTTGATTATGCAATATTACAAAACTTATACAAAAATATTGGCAAGCCGTGTCCGTGGAACTTTTGGCAAATTAGAGATAGTAGAACTGCGTTTGCAATGATGCCTAGTGATCCACGTAAAGCAATACAAGAACAACTACACAACGCTCTAGCAGATTGTTACTATCAAGCAAAATGCCTACAGCAAACATACAAACACTTTGGAGTTACTAGATGAAAGAATTATGGGTAGAGAAATACCGTCCGAGCACAGTTGATGGATATGTATTTAGAGATGATGCACAAAAGCAACAAGTCAATCAATGGATTAAAGATGGTACCATTCCGCATTTATTGTTTAGTGGTAATGCAGGTATTGGTAAAACAACACTTGCAAAGATTCTTCTTAATCAGTTAGAAGTAGGTGATCTTGATGTACTAGAAATTAATGCTAGTAGAACAAACTCAGTAGAAGATGTACGTGATAAGATTGTAAACTTTGTACAAATGATTCCATTTGGTGACTTTAAGGTTGTATTACTTGATGAGGCTGATTATTTGAGCCCAAATGCACAGGCGGCGTTGCGTGGTGTGATGGAAGAGTATCATACTACTTCACGTTTTATTCTTACTTGTAACTATCCAAACAGAATTATTCCTGCATTACATAGCAGGTGTCAAGGCTTTCATATTGAACGTATTGACCAAACAGAATTTACTGCTCGTGTAGCAGAAATTGTTCTTACAGAAGGTGTTACTCCGGACTTGGATGTATTAGACACTTATGTAAAAGCAACGTATCCTGATTTGCGTAAATGTATTAACATGGTGCAAATGAATTGTGTTGACGGAGCATTAGTTCCGCCAGCTAAAGCAGATGCAGGTGATGCCGATTATAAGATTCAAATGGTTGAACTATTTAAACAAGGCAAGATTAGAGATGCACGTAAACTAGTCTGTAGTCAAGTAAGACCAGAAGAGATTGAAGATATATACAAATGGTTGTATGACAACATTGATCTGTTTGGTGATGAAGAAAAGCAAGAAAGTGCAATCCTAATTATTAAGCAAGGACTTGTAGATCATACATTAGTTTCCGATCCGGAGATTAATTTAGCCGCAACCTTAATTAGATTAGCGAGATTGTAAATGAAGATTTTAATATTTGGACTACCCGGTAGTGGGAAAACTACACTTGCAAAACCCTTTGCAGACTTAATTGGAGCAGTACACATTAACGCTGATGCAGTGCGTACACAGTACGAAGGACCAGACATGACTAAATGGGACTTTAGTCTGGAAGGTCGTATGCAACAGGCACAGCGTATGCGTCATTTAGCTGATGGAGTAGTCATGGCCGGCAAAATTGCAGTTGCTGACTTTGTGTGCCCCACAGAAGAAGCACGTACACAGTTTGCACCAAACTATACTGTTTGGATGGATACTATCAAAGAAGGAAGATTTGAAGATACTAATAAAATGTTTAAATCACCTACACACTTTGACTACCATGTAAAAGAATGGTTTACTGATACGCATCAACAACTATCAGAAGTAGTTCTAAACTACATGGAGAAACAAAATGTTTGATTCACAGAAGCCTACAACACAAATGCTAGGCAGGTGGCAACCTTGGCATGATGGACATACAGAATTATTCAAACGTGCATTAGCAGAAACAGGACAAGTATGTATTCAAGTACGTGATGTATTTGGTATAGTGGGTGACGATGCTGGTGCTGGAAGAACTGTAGCACAAACAGATAATCCTTTTACACATACAGATGTAATGGACGGTATTATTGCTGGCTTAGACAAAGCTGGCTATACTTACAATAAAGAATATACTATTATGAAAGTACCTAATATTGTAGATATTAGTTATGGTAGAGGTGTAGGTTACACTTTTACAGAACATGACTTAGGAAAAGAGATACATAATATTAGTGCTACAAAGATACGTGCAGAAATGCGAGATAAAGGAGAGCTATGACATATCTAGTCAATGACAACTGTATTAAATGTAAACATATGGATTGCGTAGAAGTATGTCCTGTGGATTGTTTTTATGAAGGTGAAAACATGCTTGTAATTAATCCAGACGAATGTATTGACTGTGGAGTGTGCGAGCCTGAATGTCCAGTGGACGCTATTATTACAGACTATCAAGATACTGATAATAAGTTTTACGAGCTTAATCATAAATGGTCAAATACTTGGCCTAACATTACAACAAAAGAAGAATCACAAGTCCCGGCTGATGCAGAAGAATGGGCAGACGTAAAAGACAAAATGAAATACTTTTCTGAAAAGCCAGGAGCAGGAGACTAATGAAATTTAAATGTAAACATATATTGCTAAGTTACGATAAAGCAGAAAACTCATCACACGAACGCCCACTAGGGGCGGCTGTTGCTGATGCTGAAAAATTAATAATTGATCTTAAGAAAAGCGACATTACTTGGGACGAAGCGGCCGCAAAGCATAGTTCATGTGCTAGTGGTCCAAGACACGGTGGAGACCTTGGTTGGCAAGAAGAACAACA